ATCTCCAACCGGAGTCTCCTCAGTTACGGCTGGCTCACTAGACTCAACCACTTCTTCACCCGGGTCTACAACCTCGGGAACAACTTGCTCCTCAGAGCTTTCAAGACTCTCCTCCACAGGAGCGTCTACTTGTTCTACTGCCATGAGTTCTCCGTCCTCTGCCGCCTTAGCGAGCATTAGTTTCGCATTTGGATTCGCTGGTCTATCAACCAGACTTACTTCCACAATAGTCCCATCTATGATACGACCGCCAGCCGCCTTTTCGTCTCGGATGATACGAGGCGAACGGATCCCAATAGAGAAACCTTTAAGGACTCCTGTTTCAACTTTCTTGACGCTCACCGGATCTACGACCAGAGCCGTAATGTAGTGACCATCGCTCTTGAGTTCGTAGTCTGTCGCAACTCCAGCGGCTATGTTGGAGTGTTGCTCCCGGACGTTGCCTCCAGACATCATCCAATCTGGCATCGCTCTCTTGAGCCAAGCTTCATCGCAAATTTGTTGGTCTATGTCTATTGAGTCGTCAGTGGCTTTACCATAGACAGTTAGAGTTCCGTCCGGGTTCTTGTCTGCTTTCTCAATGCTTGCGTATGAATGAGCTATACGTTCAGCCATCTCGCTCCTCTGGATTGTTGAAGTATCAGATTTAGATACAAGTGTAGCAGTCTTAGTCTTCTCTCCGTCACCGATTCGGTTCACCCAACTCCGTCCCGGATCTCCTCCCCAAGAGTCCCAGGCTACTCTGCCCGGACTTGGAAATCCTTTCTCACCCGAGTTGAATCCCTCGGCTTTACGATCCACTTCGTGGCGAGCAAAGAACGAACGCATACGATTTATGGTCTCTTGACTTACTGCTTGACCCGAGGCGAGTTGTGATGCTCTACGTCTACCAGTCGGAGTGAAACCATCGCCAGCAAGTCCGTCTTCAATCCACTTGATAGCTCTGCGAGCGGCGGATCTTACGCCAGCAGGAGGTGAGAATGTTTCAGGCATTAGAGTCCTAAATTCCCGAGTAGAGTATAGAAATGTCATCAGGCTCAGTAGCAACTGAGGCAATCGCCCAAAGTTCATCGCCAGCGTTCAACCAGATTTGTTGAGTTGCGTTAGCTCCCAGAGTTTGTCCGTGATTAGCTCCATTAGTGGCAACGGCACTAGATGCTCCAATAAAGATGGATGACGAGTGACCATTAGAAACTTGAACGGCTGTATACGGCAGACCTTTAGGCAGAACAAAGATTCGGGTTGCTGTTGTTCCAACTGTTGCGTTTACTTGAGCGAATGCCATGGAGATAAACCTCTCTTCAACCTCATTGTAGTTTGAGGTGGTCTCATTTAGTCACGAACAGGTGACGAGTCATCTTCAATAAATGGTAACACAGAGCAACGACAATTCGGGTGAGCAGGTGGTTCAGTATCTCCAGACGGGAACTCCGATCCGAGAGGTATCGGTCCAGCCTCAGCGTTCTCCTCACAATAGTCGCAACCTTCAAGAGCGAACCACTCCACCCGGTCTAAACCAAGTTCGTTGTAAGTGTCCATAGAGGCGACACTCATAGCTCGGTTCATCTCCGTATTCGCTATCGTCAACGCACGTTGCGGATCTTTACTCAATCCACGAATCCCTGCCGCTATAAACTCCTTGGCAACTTGCTTGTCCGTCAACCCTCCGGTTGAGCAGAGCATCTAGTCCACCTTTAGGACGGAGGAGAGCCTCGGCCGCTCTATACCCGGGTTTCCAGTTAGCCCAATCAAACCGGGTTGGCTGTTTAGGATCTAGTTTCGGCGGCTTAGGTTCAGGAGCTTTAGTCTTCACTCGGAGACGTATTCCCCGAGCCTGACGTGTAAGTTCGTTGGCAAGATCCTCACCGAGAATCCACCCGGACGCATAAACCCGGTCCATGATTTCAGAGAGACGTTTCGGGTCAATAGAGACGTGGACTTTAGCCCAATCTCTAGCCTCTTGAGGTGTGAGTTGAGATCCGGGAGGGAACGAGTTGAGGAAGTCTTCGGCTATCTTGTCCGGGTCTAATCCTTGACGGATCGCAACTCTAATCTCGTCAGCCAACCTAGAGGCAGTACGGACTAAAGCTCCATCAGCCGCTAAAGTTGTAGACCTCATAAGTATCGTTCAGCGTACCAGCGAGCAGAGTCAAAGTCTCTAGCCTCAACGAACTTGTTGAGTGTCTGAGCGTAACTAGCAGAGAGAGCAACAAACTCAAAGGACCGGGACGGAGACTTACGGATCCAACGGATAAACTGGCGGATCTCCTCCTTAGCGGCTTTCTCCTTAGCGTCCTCCTCAACGTCTTCTTCACTTGGCTCAACTTGGTCTGTCTCGGGTTGCTCCTCAACAGGCTCTTCTGGCGACTCCTCAACCTGTCCGGGTTCTGCCTCAGTCTCCCCGGGTTGTAGCTCTTCATCGGTTGCGTCAACTAGAGATCCTGTTGACAAGTCCATAAGTCCGTTCTCCGTAATGAAGTAACCAGCCATACCACTCAAGAAGATTGGAGTGTCTGCCTCTTCTGCCTCAAGCAACGGAAGACCTGCTTTAGCTCTAGCCTCGTTGATGGCGAGAGATCCGTTCTTTAGTCTGATGTCGTCAGCCTGAGCCATCGCAGTATCATCGTGACGACCGGACGGCATGAACTTAAACTCTAGTTCTCTTGGCATACCTAGATAGACGTAAGACAGGTGCGACAACATCCGTCCCATCCAGCGACTCAACGGCACTAAACCAATCACTTCACTAGAGGTTGACTCGCCATCTTGGAATCCAGCACCACCGAGACCAGACTCTGGATTTATACCAATCTCGCTTGGCATTACGCCGAAGTGTCCACAGATAGAGTTGACGAGCCACTTGTCTAAAGTGTCTTTGAACTTTTCGCCGTAACCCTCAAACTGAACAGGATCTAATCCAGCCGGGAGCAACGTTGCTTTACGTCTCTGCTCTGTCTGCCCTCCGAGGTTGTCGTTCAAGATGTTCTCGTAAGCTCGGAGCAAGTCCGGGTTGTTACCAAAGTTAGCGTCAGACTTGAGCATAAGATCCGGGAGAACACCATCGGTGTATTCGGCTCTCAACCATTGCTGTCTGCGAAGATAAATGTCGGCGATTGGCAACGCTCTTTCAACAGGAGAGTAACCATACACGCTCATAGTGCGTCTGTTACGGACTAAATAAGACAACTCGTCAGAAGTGAAGATGCCGTCAGCCGTTGGAGTTTCATCTGGAGCTGAGAACTCGGATCTCGGGAAACCAAAGAGGATCTGCTGGAACGCCGCGTTAGGTGGAGTTGGTCTCATACCCCGGTCATCTATCAGAGGCTTTATCGTAGAGCCGTCTAGTATCTGAAGTCCATGTAGACTCTGACCGATAGTCTTCTGAGGCCAAACCGCCCAAGCGTCTAGGACTAGCACGTCTTCAAGAGCCATGTTCAACCAATCGGCGAAGATAAGTCCATTACTCGGATCGGGAGTCTTCCAGAACGCTCTAAGTCTCGCAATTTCTGGAGTGAAGTTCTCTTTAGCGACCTGTTGAGCTCGGAGAGCAGACAACCCGGTCTCCTTAGCGACTTTCTCGGTTGCGTCATCCGTTAGTACGATGTCCCAATCAAGACCAACCATCTTATTCTTCATCGCCTCTATACAACGTCTAATGATGTCTATCTGGTCTGCGGCGGCTCGGAGCGTCTTGAACGGAACAAGTCTTGTCTCTGTGATGTTGATGTTCTGAGCAACTTGATACTCGTAACGTCTCGGATCTGGTCTGCCGTCTGAACGGACCGGGTTTATCGCACCCGGGATTATAGGCATACCCGGAGCAAACGGAACAGACGCAAGATTAGGATTACGCTCTAACGGAACACTTGTGCCGATCCCTTGCTGTTGCGGGAGGAGGTTCGTGTTGATTGGAGTTACTGTCGGAGCGACCTTGGTTATCTCGGTTGCGAGGCGAGTTACAAAGTTATCAAATAGTCCCATGCGGTTATCCTAACGCCTGATGGCAAGACGGGCAGAACTTGGCTGTCTTCGGTGCTGGCATCCGACAAGATGGACAGAACTGAGCGAGAGCCGCTATACCTAGCATAGAGGACGCTCCCTCCATTAAGTCCGTCATCGCCCAAACTAAAGCATCAAGTCTGTCTGGTGAGAAGTCTGCGAGTGGAGTGTAGTTCGTCATCTGATCCTCTAGTTGAGGGAACGATCCGACATGGTGAGCTCGGTGTTGCTCGTAGAGAGATGCGACAGGTTCGGCTCTAAGTAACTTGCCTCGGGTTGCCGTAACTTTCTTGTAAGGGATAAGCGGATCTACTTGTCGGAGGAGAGCCTCAATCATGTCGCCTCCATTGTTGCCCTCACCGATGATGCGATCCGCTTTATGACGATAGTACGCCTCTACTGCTGTCCTCGCCCAAGCGTCCGGTCCTGCTCTACGACTCAAGTCCTCTAAGACGTAATAGTGTCCATCGCTCGTAACTCCAGCGACCACGATACCTGTTTCGTCAGAGTCCGGTCTGGACGTTACGGCAGGATCTATGGCGACTACGATCCGGATCAGAGGAGGACACTCTTGAACCCGGGTTTCATCTAAGAGCGTGTTAGTCCATAGAGCTCCGTCAACCTCGTCAATGATTTCGCCGTAAAGCTCTTGCCGTCCGAGGCGTGTTCCCTCGTAACGTAGTTTGAGATCCGCTAGAGCCGTTGGAGCCAGATTGTCTGCGTTGTCAAAGGTTGAACCCCGGGTGACTACGACAGAGCCGTCTGTCCGGGTTGCGAGGGATCGGATAAGGGACGTTGGTCTCGGAGTCGTGGTGACAATAATACGAGGCTTGTCGCCTAGACGTAGACCGAACTGGAGTTGATCCCAAGCATCCGTGTAGCGATAGGCCGCTAACTCGTCACACCAAGCTCCGTGATGTTGAGGTCCACGAAATCGGTCTGGTTTGTCTGCCGAGAAGAGTTTGATACGAGAGCCGTTAGTGAGGAGGATCTCTCCGAGAGACCTGTTCCAATCCTTGAGCATCTTGTAACGTCTCAACACTCCGAGAATCCCGGACTCTCCCTCAGCACAAGTGTCTCTAGCGTCAGCGTAAGTTGGAGCGACTATCGCCCAACGAGTGTTTGGTTGAGAGATTGCTTGGTCTGCCAGCCACTCGGCCGCCGTCCTAGTCTTCCCTGCTCCACGTCCAGCCAGATAGAGCCAGACGTTCCAATCGCCGTCAGGAGCTAACTGTTCCGTTCTGGCTTGCTCCACTCTCCAGCGGTAACGGCTTGCCCGGATCCACTGAGCCGAGTAGTCCAATGATGCGTTCAATGTCTTCGTTGTAGTCGTAGTTGCCATCGTAGTTCACCACCTCTGCCTGAACCCGAGTCGGAGCTTCAAGTCCGAGGAGTTTCGCTCTCCGATCCATAACCTTTAGAACGACCTCTGCCGCTCTCTTATCTCTCTCCACGATTGCTGGAGTCCAGAACGCTCTCTGAATCCGGTCTAACCTGTCCAACTCTAAGTCTCGGATCTCGTCAACACTTTCACGTTGAACCCGGGACACAACTCTCGCATACGCTTTCTGAGCTCCCGAGGCGTTCGCATAACCAACGGCTAAAGCAATCCTCTCCCAAGTTTCACCGGATCGCCGTAACTCAAGGACTTTATTCTCTTTATCAAACTGTTCGGGAGGGACAGACTTGCGTTTCTTTGTCGCCACTATGGTTATCCTCTCTCTCAGGATAAATAGTATCGTATCTGTTCGGCTAATGCTAGTGGCGTGAGGGATCCGTCTAGGTTTATTGCGCCCCAACGTTGAGCGAGGTTGAGGTGTTTGGTTTGTCTGCCTTTGAGCCAAGTCGGATTCTGTGTGGCGAGGTTGTAGGCTCTGGCTCTAGCGATACGGCGTTCTTGTGCGACTCTAGGATCGGTGTTGAGGTGGAAGATTATGGTTTCTCCATGGTCTTTGGCTAGACGTATGAACCTGTCGTTCGCTAACCTGTCTCCCTCAGAGATTACGAGTCCGTCTATGCCGTCTCTATACCAGTTGGCGACTTGGTTGATGACTGCTTGCCCTAGAGTGTCTGTTCCAGAGAACGGAGGTCTATGCCAACCGAGTTGTATTGCCGATCCGTATGGTGTGTCGTAAGTGACGTGTTTGACCGGGTGGAGTTCTAACGTGAGTTCCGTCCAAGGTTTCACTAGCTCTGCCGTGTGAGTTATTGAGGCTAGTTCCCCTTGAAACTCTCTAGGTGGTTGGCACTTATGCGTTCTTCGCCACTCTCGTATCAACTTGAGTTCGTCATCTCGGTTGACCTCTATGGCGGCTCCACAAGAGCAAGTTTCGTTTATCATCACAATAGGGATTTCAGCCAGTTTTCTATGGCGGCTGGAGCAATCGCATACCCGGATCGTGCTAGGTTGCCGATAGACGTAGTTGTCTCGCCAAGTTTCGGAAGAGTTGGTTCGTTGCCTTTGACTCGGGATCGTATTCCTGTGACGACTTGCCAACTTGCTCCGGGTAGAACTAACTTGGCTGTCTCGGCAACTTGTAGCATCTCCTCTACGCTTCTAATAGCGTCTGCCTCGGTCTTAGCGATACTAGATCCGAGACGTGTCTCTCCTCGGTTCTCTGCGATTGTTAGCGTATGGTATGGACGGATGTGGTGGATCCTAAGCGGCTTATGGTCTAGGACCGCGTTCGTTGAGATTAGTGTTGCTCCCCATAAGTCTTCGTGAGGGACAGAGAGGTTGCCTCCGTAAGCTCCTGTTGCGTTTAGGACGGCATCAAACTCGTATTGGTCATCTTGCGTGACGATGATGTTGTCGTTGACGAATCGGACTTGCTCGGAGATGTCTGGCGTGACGAGACTTGCCTCCGGGTCAACCAACCACCAATCTTTCTGGAGTTTGACGTTGGAGTTACGCCAGTGCGAGACGTATGCGTGTTGAGTGATTGCCGATCCCCAAGTCTCGTACCATCGCCACGATTGCTGGATTGTCCCTTGGAGATCCTCTTTGAACCATTGAGGTCTGATGGTCGCTAAAGCACATCTGGAGGCGGCTTTCCCGGGTGCGTGGTCAAAGACTGTAACGTCCATGCCTAGTTGTCTGCCGATTCTGGCCGCTGACGATCCGGCTATACCCGATCCGATAACTCCAAGTTTCATTCTGGTCTCCTCACTACCAACTTACCTGTTTCTTTGAAGACTCGCTTACGTTTCTGGTCTACGCCTGTCCAGCCGTTCAACTCCCCGAGATAGTGGTGAGGGATAACCCGAGCTCTAGCCTCAAACATTACTTGAGCGAGAGGACTTGGACACTTGAGGAGGTTCTCCAACATAGCGTCTATGTCCATGCCGAGATAGTAATGACCCTCTGCGAGAGCGTATACGTCACAGAGAGACGTTTCAGCCTCTTCTATCTTTGCGTCCACTCCAAGTTGCTCTAATTTTCCAAGGAGGTCTATTGAGATCCTATCTAACTCTGCGACATCTTCAAGTCCGTTGCCGTCCGGGAGGTTGTCGTAGAGTAACGCAAGTCCTTTTCTTGGACCGGAGGAGTGAGCGTGTCCCAT